TGTTCTAAGTAAAGTTTTTCTATCGCCATGATTATGATAGCTTGAATGGGAATGTATAAGTAAAACCGTTATTACCTTCTATATCAACTCCATGTGCAAGAGATAGAGCGTGACAGATGATATCTTGAAGAAGTTTAGGGTGAGAAGATGAATAACTCTCACCCGTATTGTCTTCGATGCCACGGATAGAAGCTTGTACGAAGCGATTATCCTTTGTGCGACTTTCTGTGATATATACCTTGATGTGCTTCATCAAACACGTTTATTTTCTTCTGTTGAAAATCTTGAGAAGGAAACCTTTTATACTTGGCTTAAACTTTAGTCCAAAAACAACAATAGACAACACAAGCAAGCCCATTATAATTTGCCACCATCTGAATGGCTCGGCAATCTGTACCTGCTCAACGTGCTTATCTTTATGTCGTTTGTTTTCAGTGAAGTTGACTTTCGTATTAGTCTGCTTGTTAACCGTACTATCTTTTTCCTCTGACAGCCCTCGTTTTTCGTTTCTGTGGTTTTCAATTCGCTCTTTAATCGATTTCAAGCCTCGATTAATGATAATACTGCCGTCGGCTTTATATTCAACCATCGGAACTTTATTCCCGACATTTGCGTTAGCAGCAGAACTATCCTCCAGGCAAGGAACTTCAAAAACAAACTCACGTATGACACTTGTTAGTTCGTCTATGTTAGTTGTGTCGATAAGCGATATATGCTTTTCGTTTCGCTCTGTTGTCACCTGCTCACTATTATACGTTTGCTTGACGCTTTCAATAGCGACCGACTTCTTAGTCCGACAGCCAACGCACATCGTTACAAGGACGAAAAATAATAGTTTACACGATGTATTTATAACTCTATTCATACCTCTTCCGATTTAGGTGAGGGAGTCTTTCTCCCTCACTTTGTTACACTTTAAGTTTAAAACACTGTCTTCTCTGCCGTCCATCGCTATTCTTGTAGGCAACATGTACCCATCGAGAAGTCTTACTTCTTTCCACGATGATTTGATCATAAGCATATCCCATCTTGGAGAACTCATTAGCCATGAATCGTTCAAACTCAGTCTGCTTACCATTGACAGGCTGCAAGTCTGCTGCGTAGCCCTCTACATGTGCAGAGTTCTTCACTCCACCTACAGCCTTATTCAATTCTGGTGAACGGTAGCCACTTGTCACACGGATAGCAGGGTTCTCGATTTTTTGACGCTCACAATACTTACCCCATTCCGCACGAATACTCTCTAAGAGGGTAATCGTCTCGGTAAGGTGAACCTTTACGATAGAAGGAGGGTTATTGCTTATCTTGAGTTGTTCAGCGGTACTGGATTGCACCAGCTCCGCAAGTGTAAAGTTTGCCATACTATTCTTCTATTTTTTGATTTACATTTTTCTCTTCACCAATGTAGTCAGCGACATACTGAATGACTTTCTTAGCATCTCTATCTGAAGCTGCACTAACTACTGACTGAATGATGCGCTGCATATCAGCAGCAGTGCTCTTTCTCTCTCTTGCATGTTCAATGAGACTCTTTGTTTCTATGATGAGTAAGGCAGCAGAGAACAGTAATGTACAGATAGGAAATGTCTTAACACCTATCAGAGAACAAGACGTGAAAATCACTACGTCGATGATTAATGCGATAAGGAGAAATCGCCAGTACTCACCAATCTTACCAAGCGTCTTACGCATAAGGTGCGAAGTCAAGGGCTTCTTCAACTTGTTTTGCGTATAAACTCTGTCCCACAAGTCAATGAAGGCAGCGCTGACTACCAAAGCCCACATCACGACACATGTTATAAGATGTGTCGCTACAGAGTGAATAAACTCTGGTGTAAACTGTAATTCAACTATATCCATACAAACACCTCCTTTACAATAGGAAAAGAAAAACACCCACAACAGCACCAAGCATACCTGCACATACGTCGAGCCAATCGAACTGCTCCTTTCTGTAGTAGTAATCGACACTCTCTTTTCCTGTCATAACGAAGAATGCTGGTACCAATGCGAAGATTAAGTACGCATCAATAGCATGTAAGGCTTTGCACGCAATCATCGAAACAACAAGACCAGCAAACATGTGCAGATACTTATCGCTACCGAGGGATGCAAGTCGTCCAAAAATCCTGTAAACACAATCTAAAAAACTTTTCATATCACTATTTATTTAATTAAACATCCATATTAGGTGCTGGTATAACAGCTGGTGGTTCGTCGCCATTCGATGGATTGATTAGATTCCCACCACTATCAGAAGAGAAGTTATTTCCGCCTAATTCCGAAACATACGATTTATCAATGACCGTGTCGTAATAAACAGACCGCACAGAGTAAGATATCTTTTGAGCTACAACCGCACCTCCACTTGTAGAGCCTATCTCGAACAGTCCACCATAAATCATTTCTCCAGTCTCTCCAATCTTCAGTGTAATTGGAGTTGTAGCTGCAACTATAGCCTTATCGTCACCTGTGTACTGTTTTCCTAACTGTAAAGTTATATATTCATGTGACTTATCTTCAAGCGTAGCAGTCAACTTAATATCACCACCGCCATAAGTATTCTGTTGAAAACCTCTATTGGTAATTTTCACAATGATATTAACACCGAGATAAGCCTTACCATCACGCTTGTTAACAAAGTACCTGCTGGCGTTGATTAACTCCATGTCTACGCCATACTTATTCACGATACCACGATGATTAAGCATTATCTGTGGCTGTCCGAGCTCATTCGCAAGAATGATGTTCGGATACCCGTCAACTTCACCGAAGTAAATTGAACCGTGTTCACATCGCATACGTACACGAGAAGCATCAATCGTTCCATCTGAAGCTACGAACGCAACCTTACCCTCTGGAGTCTGAACCTTGAAGTTCTTTGCATTGACGGTGAAAGAGCTATTCTCACCATCCATGTGCATACCTACAGCTTCAAGGCCAGTACGCAAGTCTTTTACAAAGGCAGAGATTGATTTACCACCAACATTAAACTCAGCCTCGAACTGTTTAGTAGTATAATGTTGTGCAGACTGCCAATCTTCGATGCTAAACTCTTCACCCTTTTTCTTTGGATGAATGCAAACAAGCAAGTCGTTGCGGTACTTATCTCCGAAGGTAGCGTTACTCCACTGATCGCCTGCATCGTATGGAGGAATTGGTATAGCTTGCACGAATACCCGTCGCTTACCATCCGCTGTGTCCTGCGCACGCTGTGCTGCTTCAAGCGACTTAAGCACATCAGCATCAGTTATCTCTTTCCAGGCAAAAGACCCATCTTGATTTTTCTCGAATGAGTATGAACGACCGCCACCTGTCTCGACGTACGAGCGATTGTAGTAGACATCATGCTCGTGCATTTCTTTCGTTTCGTCGTCCGTCCACTCATTAGCAGGTTCATTCGTCAATGAAGGAACAGCATCACCGAAGTAAAAGGTGATATTCCTGTCCGACTGTTGTAGAGCAGAACTAATACGTCCCTGCATAGACTCTAAGAAGTCTTGCAGACGGACATACTCGCTACGATTAGCAGGGTTCTCGACACGTATCTCGAAGTTCTGCTTATCAAACAAGAAGATAGGGCGAGGAAGTGTAAATGAATTGATGCCCTTTATAATCTTAAAGTACGGTGCGTCAGTGCCTGCTGCTGATTGTATGATAGCACTCTGTCTATCTTTATCAGTGAGGTTACCAAGCTGCACAACCTCGTCACCCACCTGTGGAACATCGCTACCGCTTGCGTAGTCATCTACATTCGTATTATCCGCGATGTCGACATAATCAGTACCAACAGCTTTAACACGCCTATGCCAGTAGTGATTAGACAGCTGACCGCCAGCATCTACCAAGTTGAATGTCTCGCACAGAGCAAGGTCATTCACTTGCATAGAATTATAGATTCTACGTCCGTCAGCATCTTCCTGACGGAAATAACATCTCCAGGCACCTACGATTCTCTCAATCTTAGAAACCACGAAACTACCAGCAGAGTTCACAATCTTACCCTTGATGTGTGAGGTCTTCATAATCTCAACCTCCTCTGCGGTGAGCTTACGATGCACGTGTAGATACTCTGCATCGAGATGCCAGTTCCCTTCTTCATCTTGGTAAATGGATATGCCAGACTCTCCACGCACCGACTTACCAAACACGATACCCTTCATAAAGGTAGTCAGTGAGTTAACGATGGAATCTTGGTCGGTGCGAACGATTTTCTCCCAGTCGACACTCTTAGGGTCAAGCGTGCGAGCAGACTTAGCTTCGTCAGCTAAGCCAGCGAGTATCTTCTGCGCATCCAAGGTGAGGTAACCACCAATACGGTCGAGCGCATTCAGTACCGACATATTATCGTGGCGGTGTCCAAAGGCACCATCACCCTTGTAAGCAGCGGTGACTTCACGAGAGAACCACTCAAGGATAGCTTCAGCTGTGGTGATGTTCCATTTGTCTGAATATGGACTCTGAACTGGAAATAAAGCCCCACTGCTCAGCGGTAGTCGCTCAAGCTCAACTAAGCGTGGGGCGATGGTAAAAGACCCAACATCTGGTATCTTGATATCCAACATTGCAGGTGCAGCGTCCTCTGACCTGGTAATATTCAGGTAAGGACGTGCATCTGCGTACTTATAGGTAAATGTATAAGATGAAGGGAGGTCTTTTGTCTGCCAACTGACGTCGCTCTCTGTTACGACAATGCGACGTACATAGTTGCCTGTGTAGAGGAACTTACCCAAGGAAGGGAAGAAGTCGAGCAACCACTTACGCTCTTCCTTAGAGAGGAAGCCTGTGTTCTTCTTGTATTCTCTGATCGTGTCAACACGATACTCTTCTGAGTCGTTCTCAATCTCTGCTACGTTGTGCGTATGTTTCGCTGTATTCTCTGTATCACCATACGCACGGAAGGTGTCGAGACCACCGAGTGAGTTTTCAAAGAGTACCCACTGTTCTTCTTCGCTTCGAATATCTGAAGCATAGTATCTCTGAATGTAGGTGAGTCGAGCACCAGCAGCATCTTCTATCCATACATCATAGTAGCTTGGCATCTTTCCTAACTTACCAGCGATGACACCATATTGCATAGGCATCGTCCACACCTTACTGTGAGAGAGGTTGCCCAACACGAGGTCAGACTGAACATAACTACCGTTCTCTTCTATATACGCACGACACTTAGCCACGCAGTCCTCGACAGCGTAGTAACTAAGAAACTCTGGTGTGTAATAGGTCACAGGCTTGACGGTAGGCTGCCACGTCAGGAAGTTACGCTTCAGCCAACTTGAAGCGGTGTCAGCGAAGTTGTCGATACCAGCACGCAGTACCGTGAATTGCCAAGACTCTCGTGCAGCTGTCTTATCTTCGATGAGATTAACAAGAAACTCACGAGCAATGTTCGGTTGACGATAAATTGTAGTCGACTCCTGGAGCTGAAAAGATAGCAGCGGAGTGATGATGTTCTCCAAGTCTATCTCTATGCGCTTCGCCTTATTAGGCGTATAAGTGTGCTGCACAATGATTTCATTCGAGTCTGCATACTTCAGAATGAATGTAACCTCTTGCGTGCTTGATATGATAAAGTGATTCATTGAGCCAGTCAGGCTGAGCGAATCAGGTTTAAGAATAATATCCATGTGCGAATTGTTTAACACAAAAGTACCCTATATATTTGAGATGATAAAGGACAGGTTTTAACCGACATAATTAAAGAGGTACGCACTCCAACCACACCTCCGTCCGAGTGTATTCGTACTCTCCGTGTCGGAACCAGCCACCTTTTCGTGTTATTCGTTCAGTATATGAACGCTGCTTACCATATTGCACACCGACATACTCAGCTGAAGGTAGAGGAGGGTAGACCGTCACGAAGGTCTTGTTTCGTTCTCGATCAGCAGCCTTGTATTCTTCCCAGCTGACTGACGTTCGTTTCTCTTTTCCAACCCACTTATACTTCACATCCATAGCCTTGAGTTGCTCATTGATCGTAGGAGCAGTGATAGTAGGTTCCATGAGTGATACTGTGTACAACTCTGATTCCACTGGTTCATTCTTACCACCAAGTGTGAACTTGAGTTTGTTGAAAAAGAAAGGCACGCCACGAATAACGACCTTAGCATAAGAGGATAGGTTCTGTTTCTGCGACTGAGAGAGTAGCAGCTTCACCTTCATGTCGTGAAGTGAATTGCGTAGCAGCAAGTCATATTCACGGTAGAACTTCTCAAAGATGCCTTGTGGACCATTGTAATGTAGGGCATAATCGAAGATACGAGGATGTGAAGGTGCATTCACATCGTAAGCAGAGACAGTTCCTGCTGGACGACCGTCTGAAAGATAACTAAAGGCGAGTATCGTCTTTTGTTTATTGGCAGATTCCGAAGTGTTCTCCTTCGGTTCTGTTGCAACAACCATCTTCGAATTGAGTGACATGTATGAACCTACGTAGAGGAACTTACCCATATCATAGGTGAAGTCTTCCTCCTTGATTGTAGCCTTATAGCTAAGCATTCGTAACTCTGGTATGAGTTCTGGAACCTTTATCTCTTTTGCTTCGAGCGTTTCTCCCGTGTTGTAGTCTTGTGAAGCTTCGCCTATCTTGACCGTCACTTGGAAATCGCCAGACCATCCTGTCTTATAGATAGCTCCATCGACAGGGTCGAAGTAAGCGTTTGGGTTCGCCTTTACTAAGCTATCTATATCATCGTAGGAGTCTGAGATTTCAGAATCAACCTTCTCCTCCGCTGAGAGTGTAACACGCTTATAGTCGTTCTCCGACTTATAAGAGAGCGTAGGTTCTTGGGTTACGCAATGCGTAAGGTCGGTGTTCGGAGTTTCGTTCAGTGCATCACGTAGGAAGATGATATCTGCAATGCGCTTACCTTCATCAGAGGTAAACTCACAGCAGAACTTCTTACGAAAAACTGATATGAAGTCTGCACAGGTAATATCAGGTACAAGGTCAGCGACCTTTATCTTTCCATTCACTAAGACGTCCATAACATTGTTTACGACCACCATCTTATTGAAAGGTTCTGTTCGAGTAAAGAAGTTCTCTTGCAGATCATATCCAAAGTAAGCGAAGACACGCTTCAGAAGATAGTTCGCACGGATGAATGGCGACATATAATATCCAGGTGCGAGCGTGATAGGTACGTCATTAACATACTCTGTGCGCTGTACTGCATTATAGAAGTCACAGCCCTCACCGCTCATATCGGGGTGAAACGATGTAACTGAAGGTACCTCTGGAAGGAAGTCATAGATTTTGTCGTATCTCAACACCTTTTCCTTACCAAAGCCATTTAACACCTTATAATTAAGCCCTTCCTTTTGCCCTGAGTCGTCTGTAAAGAGCACTGGGAAGATACCGTAATGCTCATTAGAGTTATTGCGAAGATTACGACAAAAATTAATCCCTTCTTCTACGGTATTCACTCCTGGTATGAATTCACCCTTGAAAACATCCTTCAACTTTACCTTCTGAATCCTTGAATAGAAGGAGCCATCGTTAATGTAGAAGGAGGTTGATATTCCACCCTTGTATTGAGCAGACAGCACCACCTGCCTACATTGAGCGAAGTACTCACCATCTTGTATCGCGACATCTGTAGCAGTCATCTTCACTCGTCGACCGAACGAATCAGGGAAACCGAGTATCCTGCGGTTACGTTCTGACGAAGGCAGTTCGAGCGGTGTAGTCTGTTCTCCGTAATCATTGAAGAACGGATTGGTTCGTTCAACCTGGATCTGTGTGTCGGGCTTGAGGTTGTAGTCTTCGCCCTTTTCTATGTTAGTTATCTTCATTACTGTGTAAGGTATTAAGTCTATTTACTTCCGAATCTGCGAGCCTTGTCTTGTAGCTGCTGCTTCTGTTCTATCTCATTAAGAGAGACTGATGCAGGAATGCCGTCAACAGACAATCGGTCAAGAACATCGGTCAATCGCTCGATGAGTGTGTCCTTATAAGAATCCTTAACCACACCACGCACATCATTAACAGTTGGTGTGACGTATCCACCAGAGGCACGACCTTGCGCCTGTTGAACAAGAAACTTATTCATATCAAGTGTGCGAATGGTTCCTGCACGCTGCGCACGGTCAATGATGTCAATGAATGGCGCAACGGTAGGATTCTCGACGGCTGCATTCGAAGCCACCCACTCTTTGCTATGACCATACCCACCTTCTCCGACGAGAACGGTTGGTTTATCGATAAATCCACGTCTGTCAGGGTCGTAATCAGCACGGAACATCTTTCCATCCTGCTTGCGCTCGACATCGATACTACCTCCTGACTCAAGACCCGTTGCAACACGTGCGCCTGAAGCAGAGGCGGAACCACCTGCTCCGCTTAGCGTCATTCGCTTCACCTTATTGCGCTCTGCAAGAGCAGCTGCAAGCTGTGCTGCACCCGTGATACCCATCAAGGCAGCAGCAGGAATACCAGCAGGGAAACCCAATTCAGAGAATGTCTTAGCAATTGCAGAAGCAGTTGATGCGATGATCTGCGCTGCTTGAATAGCGAAGTTAACATCCGCATATTTCTTCTGTATCTTTAGTTTTTCGTTAGCCTTCTTCTTCTCAAGTTCAGTAGTGTCTTTACCAGCGTTCTTTGCAGCTTCAATCTCTGCGTCATACTTGGCATCGACGTTCGCAATCTCTGCTTGCTGCAAGGCCTGCGCTGCTCCACTGGTAAGATTAGAATAGTAGTCGAATGCCTCCTTCATTTTGGCAATCTTCATATTCTTCACTGCCTCTTCATATTCTTCTTCAGATATCTCTTTATTCTGAAGGTGCATCTTCAACTGATCCAACTCTGCATTATAGAGTTCCTGCTGTGAAGCAAGACCATACTGCTGACGTATCTGAAGGCGGTGTTCTTCTGCCTGCTGATCAAGAAGAGTAAGAGCCTGCTGGCGTTCTTGCTCATTGAGTACACTATCATCTTCTATCTTCTTGCGACGTGCGGCATACTGGTCACTGAATGTGTCAAGCCCATACTCCTGTCGTGCTTGTGCCTTTTGTTCCTCTGCTTTCTTCGCATAGTCTACGATGATAGCAGCCTTAGCAGCTTCGTAAGCCTTTGTGACTTCTTTCTCACGTTCGCCATTCTCTTTTGCTCGTTGCAAGGAAGCCTGATAATATCCATCCAAGAGGAGCAACTTTGCATCACATTCTTCTTTAAGTGTCTGTGGCTTAGCTGGTGCGGACTCCTGAATCTTCTCAAGAGATTCGTAGTATTCTTTTTCAGCCTCGATATAAGCGGTGTTTGCTGCCTGCTGCTGGTCAGCGACAGCCTTAGCTTGACCTTCTTGCAATGCTTTCTTTTTTGCAGCATCTTTGAACACTAAGTTTTCAGAGCGTTGCAAATATGCCTTCTCTATGTCGAGAAGTTTGTTCTGATGCTGAATATTAAGAGCTGCCACGTATGCGCTGTATTGCTCTTGCGTAAGACTCTTTTTCGCAAGAGCTTCTTTCAGGGCATTCAGACTCTTATCATAACTTCGCTTTTCAACATCGAGGTCTTGAGCACGATCATGAGAAAAAAGTTTAGCTGCTACTTCATCAGGGTCTGGACCCTTCTTGGTTTTATCCTTTTTTGTTTTAGTTTTCTTTTTAGGGTCTTTGATTCCATTTTCAATGGTGCTCTTTTTACCTCCGCCAGAACCACTTTTATTTGCAGCATGATTTTTCACCTCGGGTGTTACATCGACAGAAAGATGAGCGACCTTCTTATTGCTTCCAGTGTTTTTTATCGCTTCAATAAAATTGTCACGAACATTCGCAGCCATCTTCTTTGCATCATTACCAATTTCTACCCACGTGTCTTTGTAGGCATCCCAAAGTCCCTTGATACCAGTTGTAATCTTATCGACATCGAAAGAGAACGCACCTTCAATAACCTTTGCCCAAGCTTTTGCCATTCGCCCCATGCCTTTGAATCCGTCAATAACAAGATAAACTCCAAACTTGAATACCTCCCATGTACTCTTGAAGTTGTTTTTAATGTGTTCAATGCCTGCACGAAACACCTTAGATTCATTATATAAATCAATGAAGTAGTTGATGATTTTAACCGTGTAATCGATGATCTTAGACAAGGCTTTAACTCCGAATATCTTAGCTTTCATTGTAAGTTCATCAAAGCCATGTTCGCCAAGACCGAAGAACTTAGACATCTTCTCGTTAAGTTCTGCTTGTGCGTCGACCTCTTCACGCTGGAGTTCTCCGTATTCGCCTGTTACGCCCTTCAGCTCCTCCATATTAGTAGACATATCTGCTAAGGTCTTCACGAGTTTCATACCCTCGTTGCTCGCTGTTTTGCCAAAGACAGCCTTCATGACTTGACCCACCTGCATGGAGTTTTCAGGCAGTTCCTTAATCTTACCTGAAATCATCTTAATAGCCTCTAAGATACTGGTCTTTCCTGATATAAGGTCAGCTTCGAGTTGCTTACTTGAGATGCCGATAGAATTAAGTGCGCTCTGTGTAGCTGAAGACATAGTACGAATACGGTTTGTAGCGGTCTGAATCAAGCCCATGCCTGCCTCATTAAATATACCTGAGCGTGTCTGTGTGATACTTGCTACAAGGTCATTAACAGCACCTCCTGCATCACTAAAGGCTGGTCCATATTGTTGAATCTGACTGAGGAATGTTCCGTTAAGGTCAGCACCAGCCTGCAATCCGTCCTTAATAGCATTAATAGCCTCAGTCGTAGATATACCGTATTGATTGGTGAGAGATTCAACTGTACCGAGGACCTCCTTGTAGTCTTTTCCCATCTGTGAAGCGAGAGCAGAAATCTGACTTTGCGTGTGGACAAGTTCGTCACCTTGTATGTTAAAGAATTCACGAGTTAATCGCTGCGCCTCTTCAATCTCGACATTATATTTATACCACCACTTTGCCCCTTCTATCACAGCAGAGATAGAAGCAACGGCAGCTGTAGCTACGCCAACAAGTTTCGTCCATCCACCAGAGATAGAGGAGAACATCCCTTCAAACTTGCCCATGATTCCAGAGGACTGCTTGCCCATAGAATCAGTCAGTCCAGAAGCATCACGACGTAATTCTGACATACGTCCATTTACGCTACGAAGCTGTGATGCTAAGTGCTCATACTCTTTCGGATTCGCTGCCTTTGAAGTATTATTCAGTGCTGTCTGAAGTTCCTTGGCATGTTTCTTGAGCTGTGACATCGTCATAGCATTGACATCCATTGCAGAGCGAAGTTCACGCAGTTTCTTATTATTATCAGCGATCTGATTACTATAATTCTTCACCTCTGCTTGTAAGCGTTTGTACTCAGCGGTCTCTTTCTTACCTGCTGCCTCGAGGTCGAGCATTCGATTTTGTCGAGCCTTCATTTCCTTACTAAGGTCCTGCGTAGCACGCTCAAGCTGTCGTAATTCCTGCTGTGCCTTGTCTGTTTTAGCATCGATAACCAAGGCAACGTGGTCTTCTTTGATTTTGCTCATATCTATTGATTATCTGTGGGTAATATGTGATTTGAAAGTGCATCCTCCATTTTCTTTCGCCAAGCAGCACGAACTTCATTTGTAAATCCTGCTTGAATATCAGGGAAAGTTTCGTTGTACAAAACACCCCATACAACTCTATTATAAACAGCATACTTAGCACGCTGCTTCTTGGCTCGCTTAC